GACCATGCTGACCAGTCTTGACCCCGACTTCGACCGCAAGGTCCGCAACACCATCGAGGGCATGGCCCACTGGGCTGGCACGGGTCCTGCAGGGATGTGCTGCGGCGACTGCGTTCACCTCGTCAAGCGTGGCGGGCTGGGCGGCTACATCTGCGGCGAGTTCGCCCGCATCATGGGCTATTCGCCACTGACCGCGATCCCCCGACAGACCAAGTCCTGCAGTCATTTCGAGGCGAGGACAAAGTGAGAACGCAACTTTGATCTGGATCAAAATGAACCAAGAGGACATTGACCGTGCCGCCCGCCTCTGGAATAGAGGCTATGACACTGTCGCCATTGCGGAAATCCTCTTCGGCAACAAGGGCAAGGAGCCTGACGTATATCGGCTTCTCGCCTCCGCGATCAGAGTGAGAGCGCAGGAACTTAGGACGCAGGGACATGCCGTTTCAACCCGGTAATGTTGCCAATCCCGGCGGTCGGCTAAGCGAGAAGCTGGCGACCGACGCGCTGCGCATGGCGGTCAAGGAGCAGATCAAGAAGGGCAAGTACAAGGGCAGCACCAGACTGCGCTGCATCGCCGACAAGATCGCGCTCTGCGCCATGGATGGCGAGCCTTGGGCCTGCACCATGATCTACGACCGGCTCGACGGCAGGCCGATGCAGGTGGTGGATCAGACGATCACCTACGAGGCGGGCGAGGTGTTCATCGACCTGCTAAAGGAGTTGCGTGAACGCAGGGCGCTGACCATTGAACACTCCGCCGAAGACCGACCGCGAACGAATGGAAGCGTGGCAGACGTGCGCGATCCAAGCTGATCCGCTGCTGTTCGTCACCGACGTGCTCTGCGCCAAGCCTGAGCCGCATCAGGTCGAGGCGCTCATTGCGTTTCGCACGCACACACATCTGGCGATCCGCGCCGCGCACGATCAGGGCAAGACCGCGCTGCTGTCATGGATCGCGTGGTACTTCATCACGACGCACTTCCCCTGCAAGATACCAGTAGCCGCAAACACGCAGGACCAGTTGCGTGACGTGACATGGTCCGAACTGATGAAATGGGGACGCCTGCTGCCGGAAGCACTTCGCTCGCAGTACGACATCGGGCTGGAGCGGATCACGCTGCGAGCCATGCCCGAGGACAGCTTCATGGTGGCGCGTACCGCCTCGAAGTCCAACCCCGAAGCCCTGCAAGGTTTCCACAGCGAGAACCTGCTGTTCCTGCTGGAAGAAGCCAGCGGCATGGAGGACATCATCTTTGAAATCGCATCCGGCGCAATGTCCTCGAAGGGCTCGCACGCGCTGATGATTGGCAACCCAAACAAGTCGATGGGCTACTTCTCGCGCGCTTTCAAGGAGGGGCGCTGGCTGTGGCACTGCCTGCACTGGCCATGGCAGTTGAACCCGTGGTCTTCTCCGAACTATCCCGAACAGATGGCGCGCGAGTATGGCGAGCACTCCAATGTCTTCCGCATCCGGGTCAAAGGCGACTTTCCTACGTCTGAGGATAACGCTGTTATTAGCCTTGACCTTGTTGAGGCTGCAGTCGCGCGCGACGTGGCTGTCACCAGCGGTCGAGCGTGCGTGTGGGGGCTGGATGTTGCGCGTTTTGGTGATGACCGCTGCGCGCTGGTCAAGCGACGAGGCAATCACGTCATCGAGCCCGCCAAGGTGTGGCGGCACCGCGACCTGATGGAAAGCTGCGGCATCGTCAGCCGTGAATACTTCGAGACGCCCGACAGCACCAAGCCGTCGGTGATCAACGGCGATGTCATCGGCATCGGCGCTGGCGTGATCGACCGCCTGCGTGAACTGGGCCTGCCGGTGTTCGGCGTCAACGTCGGGGAAACCTCAAGCCAGCCCGACCGCTACATGCGGCTGCGCGATGAGTTGTGGTGGAACGCGCGCGAGTGGTTCATGGCCCGCGACTGCCGCATCCCCAACGATCCGGCGCTGATCAGCGACCTCGTGGGGCCGACCTACAAGCCGCTGTCCTCGGGCAAGCTGCAGATCGAGCCGAAGGACGAAATGAAGAAGCGGGGCCTGAAGTCGCCGGATGTGGCAGACGCCTTCTGCCTGACGTTCGCCGGGGGCGAGTTCGCCGCCGACTATCGCAGGCACACCGAGGCGCTGGACGAACCCTATGATATGCTGGACGCCAGTCGCGAACACCGACACTATGCCCGGGGACAACAGACCGAGGCACTGTGAAGAAGAAGGCAAAGCCGGTACGGAGCAAAAAGCGCAGCCGCGCGTTGCCCAAGCCATTACCCAAGCCATTACCCAAGCCACGACGTAAACCAGTACAGAGGGCTATCACCATGGCAGAAGATGAAATCGTCCCGATGGACGTGGGCGCAGAGGGCGTGCGCATCGAAGGCATCGAGCAGCCGACGATCACGGCGCTCGAACCAGACACCGCAGTGTGCGGCGATCCCAAGGACATCACGTTGGTAATCACTGGCACCGGCTTCCACCCCAAGAGCGTCATCGTGTTCGGCGAGCACGACGAGCCGACCAAGTTCATTTCCGCCACGCAGGTGTCGACCGGCGTGAAGCCGTCGCTGTTCGTCAATCCCGATGCGGTGCCGGTGACGGTGCGCAACGCAGGGTTCGCGCCATCCACCGAAGTGCCGTTCACCTTCACGGCGGAAGCACCGCCAGAGGGCGGCGCAATGTCGGCCAAGGCTGGCAAGAATGACGACGACGACGAGCACAAAAAGCGGGGCAGCCGTCGATGAGCCTCGACAAGCAGGCGTTCGACTACCATCGACCAACCGAACGGCAAGTCGAAATGATGGACGAACTGCGCGGCGGTGCCGCGCAGTACGCCAAGCTGATCGAAATCGGCGTGCCGGAAGGCCCCGACAAGACCTTCATCCTGCGCTCGCTGCGGACGGTGGCGATGTGGGTCAACGTCGCCATCACGCGCGAGGACAACGGGGCACCGAGAACACAGACGTGACCACCCTCGACCTGATCATCGTCATCGCCATCATGGGCGTCGGGTTCTGGATTGGATACGCGGCAGCAGGGAGGCGACAATGATCGAAGGCATTATCTACGCACTGATCTACATCTGCCTCGTCGCACTGGTGATCTATCTGGTGATCTGGGTGCTCACAACGGTCATCGGCGTGCCGATCCCGGCCAAGGTCATTCAGATTTTGTGGGTCATCTTCGCGCTGATCTGCATCTTAATTCTGGTGCGACTGGTGTTGCCCCACGGCGTTCTCGGTCGACTGGGTGACCCCATGCTGCGACTGCTGGCGTGATCTGGAAGACGTATTAAGGTGCCAATGATGGAAGCCAACAACCCGGCGGCAGCGCCGTGCAGCAACCTTGAGAAGTCGCCGAACGGCGAGCACACGTGGATCAGGCGGGCCGACGGCACGGCGGAGTGTGCCGCCTGCGGCGTGCGGCTGTCTGCTGCGCAGACGCTCGATGCCTTCGCCGTCGAGGGCGGCACGGTCAACCGCAAGGCGGGCAAAGGAACGGACAAGAGTGCTGGCGCGTAAGACTTGGCTGGAAGGCACAGACAAGTCGATGACCGGGGTCGGCTGGCGTGTCGCCGCCGAACCCATGGACTGGCTGGCGCTGGAGTTCATCTGCTTCAACATGCGCGCCATCGACCGGCAGGAAATATCCAACATGCTGCCGTCGAACAACCCGCTGGAATGGGCGGCAATGATCCATCAGGCGGTCGGGCGCGACAACAAGGGCGTCGGCTGGATCGCCCGCCTCAACGGCAGGCCCGCTGCGACCATCGGCGTGTTCGAGCAGTATGCCTGTTGCTGGCAGCTATTTTCGTTCGGCACCGACACCTACCAGCAGGTGCTGGCGCAGTTCAAGCCGAAGCTGGACCTGATGTGGCGTTTCATCCGCGAGAACGGCGGGCACCGCGTCGAGTGCAAGAGCCACATCAATCACGTCACCGCGCACGCCCTGCTGCGCATCATCGACTTCACCAACGAGGCGCGGCTGAAGCAGTACGGCACCGACGGCGCAGACTACTTGCAGTTCGCCAAGGTGTGGCCCAAACAAAAGCCGCGCGTCACCGGGGAGGTGAACGCGCGGCAAGTCGAGACGGCTGCGCCGGGGGTTAGCGCGGCGCAGCCGACACGGTAATACAGTAAACCTGATGAAAGTTGCGTTAAGAACATGACACAATGGTATGAAATCCACAGCCATGTTATAGCGGCATAGCAGCAACCGGGGAGTACGAGCATGGGCATCGAAGGCCAGCGCAATCCCGGACAAGGCACCTCGGGCAATCCAACACCGCGCGTGACGCCAGCAGAGACGCCGCTGGTCACGCCGCGCGTCACTCCGGTCGGCAAATCACCGTCGGAGAAGTAGCCATGTCCGACTACAGCCGACCCCTTGACGTGGTGTGGCTGTGCAGCATCCATCACGGCGAGGCACACCATGCGTAGGCCCGGTGAGGTTCAGGTCTATTGGTGCTTCGGAGGCGGCGGATCGTCAGCGGCACCGGCACCCACACCAGCGGCCCCACCGCCGCCACCCTCCAAGATGGACGAAGGCGCGGCGGGCCGACAGGCCGCCGTCGACCAGTTGCGCGCCTCGCGTGCGTCCGGCTTCCAGTCGACTGTCGGGCCTTCGGGCCTCGCGGGCGTGCAGGACAGTTCGAGCAAGCCAGCCAAGACCTTGCTGGGGGCGTGACCATGCACAGGCCCGGCCATGTGCAGGCGCTCTACTGCTTCGGCGGCGGCGGCGGATCATCGCAACCGGCCCCGGCACCCGCGCCGAACGTCGGCGTGGTCAACGTCGACAAGGTCGCGGGCGATCCCTCGCAGGCTTACAAGTTTCGCGGCGGGCCAGCAGACCCGAACACGACCGGACGCATGGGCGGCGGCCTGCTCGTCGACAGCGCCAACAAGGCGGCGGCCAAGCAGTCGCTCGGCGGTACGTGATGTGCGGGGCCAACATACCGGGCAGCGGCATCGCAGGCGGCGGGCAGATGTACAACGCCGACACGGGGGCGGCGCTGCCGATGCCGCAATATCCCTACATGGGGTTCTACAGGACCGATCCCGTTACCAACAAGGCGCTGCCAGAGGAAGTCGCGCGGCTGACCGGCGGGGCCACCGCCGCCCGGACCCCCGATACCGGGCCAGCAGCCGTGCCGATTGCGCCGGTTGCCACCGTAGCGCCGCTGGGGGCAACAAGCGGCGGCGTTCTTAGCCGGAGCGCAGGCGGCGATCCCGCTGCCCTGCGCAAGACCCTGCTCGGAGTTTAGGAGGCGACCATGTGCGGCGGACGTCCATCGTATCCGGCACCGACACCACCCCCGGCACCACCGCCTATCGTCACGCCGATCACGCCCGTGACCGAGGGCCAAGCGGCGGGTGCGCCGTTCGATACCCGGTCAGCGGCAGCGGGAGGCCCGGCGGTCGGAACGCTGGGCGACAGCACCAACAAAGTTACGCAGAAGACGCTGCTGGGTGCGTAATGCCGGACATCAAGCCCGCCGGATGGTTCTGGGGGACGTTCCTGCGCTGGCTCGATTTCGGCGGGGTCTATACGCCATGGGGCATCTACCTGCAGCCGAAGTACTTCAACAACCGCTCGCTGCGCCGCCACGAACTCTGCCACTGGCTGCAGCGCCAGCGCGACGGCTTTGTCGCCTACTGGCTGAAAACGTTCTGGTATCTGGTCTGGTACGGCTATAACAACTCGCCCTACGAGGTCGAGGCAAGAGAGGCGGCACGCCGTGGCGGCTGACGTCGAGAAGCTGATCGCACGCTACAATCACCTCGACAGCGACCGGGGCAACTGGAAAAACATGTGGGACGACTGCGCCCGCTACGGCGCACCGCGCCGCATGGGCGCGCAAGGCCCGCGCGCCGACGGCGACCGCCGCATCAGTCCGCAAATCTTCAACCCCATCGGCATCCAGTGCGTGCAGACCTTGGCGGCTGCGATGCACGGCATGCTGATGAACCCGGCGACCAACTGGCTCAACATCCGGCTGGCCAACGAGGCGCTGGACGAGCAGGAGAGCGCCAAGCACTGGACGAACGGCGTGTCCAAGGGGATTTCCAACGCGCTGTCCTCGCCGTTCACCGCGTTCCACTCGCAGGCGAACCAGTTGCTGGAAGACATGGCGAGCCTCGGCACGGCGGTGATGTACGTCGGCCAGCAGAAGAAGGGCCACATCTTCGTGCGCACCTACCCGGTGTTCGAGTGCGTGGTGGCGGAGAACGAGTACGGCTTCATCGACACGGTGATGCGCGACAGCATGTACACCGTGCGCAGCATGGTCGACATCTGGGGCGACAAGGTTTCGCCGAAGGTGACGGCGCTGTACGACAAGGGCAGGTACGACGAGAAGTTCAAGGTGCTCAACGTCTGCTCGCCGCGCGAGGACAAGGACCGCGCCTACGGCAGCAAGACCCCGGCGAACATGCCCATCGCCATCTGCTACATCGAGGAAGGCGAGCAGCATCTGCTGGAGGAAAGCGGCGTCGAGGAAATGCCGTACGTGGTGCCGCGCTGGTGGGTGATTTCCGGGGAGGTGTTCGGGCGCTCGCCGCTGATGACAGCTTTGCCGCAGGTCAAGGTCGCCAACGCTGCAACGCGAACCGTGATGCGTGCGGCAGAGAAGGCAGTGGACCCGCCGCTGACCGTACCGCACGAAGGCCTTGTCGGACCAGTACGCCAGTACGCGGGTTCACTGACCTACCTGCGCAACAAGACCGAAATCGGCCAGATGCCGACCTCGGCGCAGTTGCCCTACGCGGGCGAGTACATCGCCAAGCTGGACGACGCGATCAGGACGACGATGTTCGTCGATCAGGTGCAGTTCGTCGGCGACTTCAAGATGACGGCAACGGAAGTTATCCAGCGGCAGACAGAGCGCATGCGCCTGCTCGGCCCGGTGCTGGGCCGCCTTGAGAACGAGTTCTTGAACCCGCTGGTCGAGCGGGTGTTCGGCATCATGTCGCGGATGAACGCCTTCGAGCAGCCGCCCGATGAAATCCAAGGCGCGGACATGCGCATCGAGTATTCGTCGCCGCTGGCGCGGGCGCAGAAGTCGCAGATCGCGCAGGGCTTCGAGCAGGTGATCGCTGTGCTCGAACCGCTGGCCAAGCTGGGGCCGGACGTGGCGCAGCAACTGTTCGCGCCCATCGACATGACCAAGGTCACGCCGATGCTGTTCGACTGGTTCGGCGTCGACGACGCCATGCTCAAGACCGACGACCAGACCGCGCAGATGGGCCAGCAGGCGAACCAGAAGAACATGATGGCGATGATCCCGATGCTGGCCAAGGCGTTCAAGGATGCGGGCGGCGGCACCGACAGCCTCGCCTCGGCGGGCAAGCAGGCGGTCGAGACGGTCGGGCAGGCGCAGCAGACACCGCCGCCCTCGGTCGGGCAGGGTCCGCCACCGGCACCGTCGGCCACGCCGCCGCTGGTCCCGCCGCCACGCGGGCAGGGCGCACCCGGAGGCCCGGGCGGCATCGACATCCCCTCGATGATCCAGTCGGCGGTCGGCGGCGCGCAGCAGGCGTACCGGCAGTAAGCGATGGCGGAGAAGAAGCAGCGATACGACGACCGCATGCGGCTGCAGGACTACCGCGCCGTGTTCGGGTCGGGCGAGGGCAGGCGGGTTCTCCACGACTTAATGGCGCGGCACTACCTGCTGGGCTCGACGCTGTCGGCTGATCCTATTAGCATGGCGCATGCGGAGGGGCAGCGCGAGGTGGTGCTGCATATCCTGCGCTACATGCAGATGACACCCTCGGACATCCCGCAGGCGCGCATCGGCATGCTGGAGCAGTTTGAACTCGAAATAGGAGACGAGCCGCCGTGATACAGGATTTCAGGGCGCTGCAGCAGCGCCTCGACCAGATGGGACTGGAGTTGCTGGCGCGCGCGAACAGCCTCGATGCGCTGGCCCGGCAGGTCGACGAACGCACCTGCCAGCTTGACGCGCGCGAACGCGACCTCAACATGCGCGAGGACGACGTCATCATGGCTTGGGAGCAAATCAAGAAGGAAGCAAGGCAATGCCAGAAGACCTCCTAGGTGTTGACCCCCCGGCAGCGCCGCCTGCAGCGGCAGCACCGCCTGCTGCGCCGCCGCCTGCAGCGCCTGCAGCGGCTCCTGCAGCGGCTGGAACGCCGCCTGCCGCGCCCGCAGCCCCGCAAACCCCGCCGTCGCTCGGGACGGACCCGCAGCGCGAGTTCCTGAAGACGCTGCCGAAGGACCTGCAGGAGAACGCTTCGCTGGCGCGCTACTCCAACCCGGAGAGCCTTGCGCGCGCTTACGTCAACCTTGAGCGCACGCTTGGCAGCGACAAGGTGCCGATCCCCAAGGACCCCAACGATCAAGAGGCATGGGACCGCTACTACGTCGCGGGCGGGCGTCCGCCGGAACCGCAGGGCTATTCGTTCGAGAAGCCGCAGGCCATGCCGGAAGGCGTGTACTGGGACGAGAGCATGGAGGGCTGGTGGCGGCAGGCCGCGTTCCAGTCGGGGCTGTCGCAGCGCCAAGCGCAGAAGCTGGTCGACCAGTACCGCGACCGCTACGTGGCGCAGATCGACATGTACAACAGGTCGGTCGACACCGACGTGGTCAAGGGCAAGGCCGAACTGCAGCGCGACTGGGGCTCGGAGTTCGAGGCGCGCCGCGCGCTGGCGCGCGCCGCCTACCTCGAAATGCCGCCCGAACTGCAGAAGTCGGCCAAGGACAGCGGGCTGGCGCGCATGCCCGCGTTCATCAAGTACCTCTACCAGAACAAGGTGGCGACGACCGGCGAGCGGCAACCACGACCGCCGGGCGAGGCCGCCGACAACTCGCCGGACAACCTGCGCAACAAGATCGCGGCTTTCCGCAACACGCACGACGCGGCACTCAAGGACGCCAGCCATCCCGACCACGATCTGCGCCTGCGTGAACTCACAGACCTGCACAATCGGTTGTTTGTCGAAGCCCCGGCGGCGTGATACAGAAGGGCGTTGCGGGCACTCGGCTTCCGATCCGCAACGCCCCCTAAAATCGGATCGCCTTACGGCGGCACTCCGGCAGACTTTGAAACCCAAGTCGACCGGAGGACCGCTTGTCTAATTTCCGGCATGGTCACAAGCGTGTGGGTAGGGCGACGCCCGAATACAACGCTTGGAACAACCTGAAAAAGCGTTGCTACGATAGTTCTTCAAAAGACTACAAGAACTATGGTGCGCGCGGCATCACGGTTTGCGATGAATGGCTGAACTCATTCAGCGTGTTCCATGCTGCCATCGGCAAGCGTCCAACACCCCAACACACGATAGACCGGATTGACAACTCGCTTGGTTATCAACCCGGCAACGTGCGTTGGGCCACCCGCGATGTTCAAGGGAAAAATCGTCGCAATGTCCGGCGCTATTGGGTCGGCGAACTCGACTACACGCTGCCCGAAATAGCCGAACTCTTTGGCATCGCTTATTGGACCTTGCGCGCTCGCCTGCTTCGCCTCGGCTGGACGCTGGAGCGAAGCCTAGGCGTAGTGTCGCTAGCATAGGAAATTAGCTATGAGCTTTCAAATTACGACGGCATTTGTTGAGCAATACAAAGGGAATGTTGCTCACCTCGCGCAACAGAAAGGCAGCAGGCTCAGGTCGGCTGTCTCGACCGAAAGCGTGGTCGGCAAGACCGCGTACTTCGAGCAGATTGGTCCGGTCGCGGCGCAGGTCCGCGTCTCCCGCCACTCCGACACCCCGCGCATGGATACCCCACACGCCCGCAGGCGCGTGGCACTCGTCGACTACGACTGGGCCGACCTCGTCGATCAGGAAGACAAAGTCAGGATGCTGATCGACCCCGCCTCGCAATACGCGCAGGCCGCTGCTTGGGCGATGGGCCGCGCCATGGACGATGCGATCATTGTCGCAGCCACGGCCACGGCGAACACGGGCGTCGATGGTTCGACGCTCACGCCCTACGACACCACGATGACCATCCCGATCACGGTGAAGGACCCGGCAGCCTCGGCAGGCAGTTGGGGCCTCAACGTGCAGAAGTTGCTGGCGGCCAAGGAAATGCTCGACAGCAAGGACGTCGACCCGGACGAGGAACGCTTCATCGCCTGCCCGGCGCGGCAGATCACCTCGATCCTGTCGACCACCAAGACCACGTCCGCCGACTACAACACGGTCAAGGCGCTGGTCGAGGGCAAGCTGGACACCTTTGTCGGCTTCAAGTTCATCCGCATCCAGCGCACCACGCTGGACGGCTCGGGCAACGACAACGTGCTGTACTGGACGAAGTCGGGCATCAAGCTGGGCATCGGCAAGGACGCCTCCGCCCGCATCAGCGAGCGCGACGACAAGAACTACGCCACGCAGGTCTTCTATTCGATGATCATCGGGTCGACCCGCATGGAAGAAACCAAGGTCGGCATCATCACCTGTTCCGCGACTACAGGACCCGGCATCTAAATCCTCACGAGGGCGGCGTGACGGCTTCCACCCCGTTACGCCGCCAGCAAATGCGAACGCCAGCAATAGGGCTCGGCGTCTAGCAACAGGAGGCCATCATGGCCGTCGTTAATGCCAAATCCCCCGGCGTTGCCAACGCCGACGCAGCCGTACAAACGCTTTCCCCGAACGCCACCTCGGAAGGCAAGGCCGCCCACATGGTCGGCACCATCGCCAAGGCTGCGTCCGACAATGACGGATCGACCTACCGCATCGCGCGGGTTCACTCGTCTTGGCGCATCCTCTCCATCCTGCTGTTCAACGACGCCTTTGCGGCGGCTGCGGCGTGGACCGTCGGCCTCTACCGCACGGCGGCGGACGGCGGCGCTGTCGTCCTCGGCAACGCCTATACCTCGGCGCTCGCGCCGACGGCGGCGAACCAAGCCGGGCAGGAAGTGTCGTTCGGTGCCAACCGGCTCGGCTCGAAAATCGGACAGCAGGTGTGGCAGGACGCGGGCCTCACCGCCGACCCCAACCTCTGGTACGACGTGGTCGTCGTCGCAGGCACGGCGGGCGCGGCGGCGGGCAACATTTCGTGGAACATGGAATACGTGAAGTAACCTGCCACGGCAGGGGTCAAAAGGTCGAACATGCCCGCGTCGACACTTCCGATCACCGACCTTGGCATCGCCAACCTTGCCCTGATCGACTTGGGCCAGCCGACGCTGGCTGTCGCTGACAGCACATCGAAGGCTGGCCGCCTTTTTCTCACCAGCTACGAGCCCACCGTTCTGGAAATGCTGCGCTCGCACCCGTGGCGCTGCTGCCGCGCGCAGGCGCAACTGGCCTCCGACCCGACCGCCAAGCCGCTGTTCGGCTACGCGCTGGCCTTCCGGCTGCCTGCGGATTTCGTGCGCACGGTGTACGTCGAGGGCACCAATGACGGCGACGTGTCGAACAACATCGAGCCGTTCGCCCGGCACGGCCAGTATATTCACTGCAACATCGAGGGCTTCCGCTTCACCTACATCGCGCGCAAGCCAACCGACGAGTTCGACCCCGGGCTGGTGGCGACCATTGCCGCGCGGCTGGCGTGGCGCTGGTGCAAGCCGTTCACCGACAGCGCCAACGACGTGAAGATGTATCAGCAGGCCTTCGCGGAAATATCCGCCGACGCCAAGTTCGCCGACGCCATGGACGGCTCGCCCGACATCATGCCGCTGTCCACATGGGAGCAGGCACGTCTGTCTGACGTGTGATGGGCACCGTCAACAGCATCCTGACCAACTTCACGGCTGGCGAAATATCCCCGCGCATCTACGGGCGGGTCGACCTTGCCAAGTACCAGAACGGCGCGCGCGAACTCACCAACGTGGTGGTGCTGCCGCAGGGCGGCGCGCGCAAGCGCGGCGGCACGCTCAACGTGTCGACCGTCAAGGACAGCAATCCGAACTCGATCCTTGTGCCGTTCGTATTCTCTACGACGCAGGCCTACATGCTGGAGTTCGGCCCGGGCTATATCCGCTTCTTCAAGAACCAAGGCATCATCTTCGACGTGCAGAGCGCCATCGTCGGCATCACGCGGGGGGTCACCACCACCATCGCCTGCGCCGCCGCGCACGGGCTTTCCACCACCGACCGCGTCATCTTCACCAACATCGGCGGCACGCACCAGCTTAACAACCGCGAGTTCACGGTGACCGGCGGCACGGCGACGACGCTGGTCATCAACGTCGACAGCCGCACCTACTCGCCCTACACAAGCGGCGGCGTATCCTCGCGCATCTACGAGGTGGCGACCCTCTACTCCGCGCAGGACATCGCCACGATGACCTTCACGCAGTCGGCGGACACGCTGTTCCTGTTCACCTCGAACTGGCCCATCACGCTGCTCAAGCGGCTGTCGCATGCGTCATGGACGCTCAACACCGGCAACGTCGAGGAAGGCCCCTTCCTCGACATGAACATCAACGACGGCATCCGCGTGTCGCTCGACGTGGCGAGCGGTTCGGCGGTGATGACGTTCAACTACCCGATGCTCAACGACGCGCATGTCGGCTCGCTGTGGCGCATCTGGGAGCAGTCGAACGGCTCATCCTTCGGCTATGCGACATGGGCACCGGGGGCGACGGTCACCGTCGCGAACAACACCTTCTGGGAGTACAAGGGCAACGTGTACTTTGTGGTGTCGGGCGGCGGTGGCGTTATGGCCTCGACCGCATCCTACCCGACGCACACGCGCGGCATCGTCGACGTGTTCTACGGCACGGCGGGCGAAGTCGCGCAAATGAGTTACGAACATTCCGGCTACTGCGTGGTGCAGGTCACCGACGTCATCAACACGCAGCAGGCCTACGCCAACATCGTCAAGTACCGCACGCCCTACACCGCCTACTCCGCCCGGTCGTCATGGATGTGGCAGGAGGGGGCGTGGTCCGACTATCGGGGCTACCCGACCACCGCCACCTTCCACGAGCAGCGGCTGGTGGCAGCCAACACGGAATGGCAGCCGACGACGCTGTGGGGCAGCGACATCGACGCCTACCTCAACTACAAGGACGGCGACAAGGCCGACCTGTCCTACAACTACACCATCAGTTCCGATCAGGTCGACGCCATCCGCTACCTGTCGACCACCAAGCGGCTGGTGGTCAACGCCACCTCGGGCGAGTACACGGTGGCGGCCTCGAACGCGAACGAGGCGATCACCTCGACCAATATCAAGGTGTCACGTGAAACATCGTTCGGCACGGCGCTGGTCAAGCCGGTGCGGGCCGGTCCCGCCATCCTGTTCACCCAGCGCAAGGGCAGGAACGAGAACCCGGCGCGCCGCCTGCGCGAGTTCGTCTACAACTTCCAGACCGACAGCTACGCCGCCCCCGACCTCACCATCCTGTCGGAGCACATCACCGCCCCCGGACTGATCCAAGGGGCCTACGTGGCGGTGCCCGACCTGATGATCTGGTACGCGCGCGCCGACGGCGACATGGTGGCGATGACCTACGAGCGCGACCAGCAGGTGGTCGGCTGGCATCACCACCAGATA